TAAATCTTTTTAAAAACTTTTTTAAAAATTTAATAAAAACATCAAAAACAACTCTAAAAAATTCATTGGTTTAGATCTTAGGGAAATTGTATGGAAATGAGAGGAAATGTTATTTCTAAAAAAAACAAGAAGAAAAATAGAAAATTCGACATTTTTGAATTTTTTTGTTTTAGATTTTTTTCGAAATTTTTTCTGACCGGGGGGTCTAAAAATTTTTTTGCAAAATCAAAAACTATTAAAAATACTATTGTTCCATATATGGCAGAGGATGATGGTACTGACCCACCTTCTATGGCTTCAAAGACCACAGCATTACCTTTATGCTAATCCTCTATATGTAAAGTTTAAGGTTCTTTTCCCCTTTGGAATCCCCTAATCTCCTACTCTCTTTCTTCTAAGAGATTTATATATATTATTATTTATATATAATAATTTAATATATATATAATCTTCCTAAAAGAAAAAATATAAAAGAAAAGGGTTCCTTTATTAAACTGCGGCAGCAGCATCAGCCTGAGTCGAACAGGCTTCAGTAGGTGAAAGGAGGAAGCCCTACGCCCGCCGGGAATGCCCTGCCAAAAGCCACTATGCTGGTTGATATTCCTCCCACCATTTATGGATGTAGGTTTCCCACTCCCGCCTTTGCTCCGGTGTCCGCTCTGGGTCACTTGCAAGCCGTTCTAGGCAAGTTTCCTTATCTGTGTCGATAAAGATGTACTCCGCACCTAAGGAAACCGCCATACGCTCTCTATCGCCTTTTAACGCTCCACCAGTTAATACATATGCTTTCTCCCATTTGCCTGCTCTTGTCTTTACCATATCAAGCAGACAATCCCGGACAATAAATGCATTGGTCTTGAGTGCGTTTGGCTTAAAGTATTTCTCACGCCCGGTGATGCATTGCCATATCAAATCCATGTCCACTACAAGGTCGCTGTTGCCCTTGATGTCATTAACGAATGTAGTCTTGCCGCTACACGGTGAGCCATAGACCAAATACACCTTACGCTGAGTACAATACCCAAAGCGGTTGTGGATTTCGTTGTGGCACTTGGCATGGACAATGCTTATATTCTCCGGGTTAAGGCTTACGCTGAAGTCATTGACATTCTGCATGGTCAGAGGCTTGATGTGGTGAGCTATCGCATCATAGGATTGCAGGATAGGCTTGCCACAATGTGCGCATCGCAGAATGCCATCAGCGCCAATCCGTGCCGCTATTTCAGCAGCACGGAATGAACGCCATTCGTCAGATTGATAGAATTGTGGGAGCGATTGAAAAGCCATCCCAAATCCCTCCCTCGTCAGTTGTTAATGCTCGGTATCGTCGGACTTGTTTTCTTCGGTTACATCGGTGAGACCCTCAAGCAGAATACCATCTGCAATAGGCACCTCTGTTTCCGCTTTCTTTTCGTGCTGAGTGCCGAAATAGAAAGACACAACTGCTGTGACGATAATCATCACATTGTCCGGTGCAATTTTACCCTGCAGGGCAAGCACAGCAAACACCGCAATGACCACAAATGTCACGAGGGTCTTTACCTTTACAAGGTTTGCAAGGTTCTTTTTCAGTGTTTCCATATGTACCTCCTTAGCTTAAACCAATTTGGGCAAGGATGAATGTTATCAAAGCGGCGGCGATTGCCCAAATAATCTTATCGACGAGAGTGTCCCACCGCTTGCCGGGTTTCTGTTCCAGAACTTCCAGCCGCTTGCCTTGCTTCTCCTGTGCCTTTGCCATCTGCTCAACAGATTTTGCAAGGCTCGCAACACTGGCGGTCAAAGAGCCAATGTCCTCGACCTTTTCCTCCAAATCCGAAATGCGTTTGTTTTGGCGCTTGTGTTCATCTTCCATCCGACGAGCATACTCTTCATGGACAGCCATTGGTAAGAAATTTCCATCCATCGGAATCACCCCTTACTTTTGCCGGAGCAAGCTGCCCCAAGTAGCAGGACCGCACTTTCCGTCTACTTCCAGTCCGTTGTCGGCTTGGTACTGTTTAACGGCTTTCTGTGTAGCGGGACCATTCGACCCGTCCACGCCCTCTTTACCGCAGTTGTAGCCGTAACCAATCAGCAACGCCTGCATGACCTCCACGAACTCGTTTCTGTCCTTGGGATAAATCACAGGCAGCGTGACCGCCACAGTGCTGCGCTTCGGTTCTTCGGTCTTGGAAACGTCGAACCACTTTGCAATAATTTCTGCTTCCCGCTGCGCCATCTTTTGCAGATTGCTGTCGTTCATCAGCCATTTTGTTGCTTTGGTGTTCGTGTGGAAACTGTGTTCCAGAATCATGCCCATTGTGCCGACTGCAGCTGCGCCGCGCAATACGCCGTAATACTCTTTTCCGCTGCCGCCTTTGCGTGTGGCAATCTTGCCTTTCTGCTTTGTTGCCATCAGCTGTTCGATTGCTGTTGCAAGCTGTTTTCCCAGCGTGTCGCCCTTGCCATCCAGCTGCACATATACAACAGGATAGTCAATGTTTTCTGCAACATAGCTGCCCGCTGCATTGGAATGGATAGACAAGAACAAATCGCAACCCTGCGACGCTTTGCCGCGCTCGACCAGTCCCATGTCCTTTGCTTGATTGCTGCGCGTCAGCTTGACTTGGATTCCGTATTTCTCAAGTTCCGCTTTCAGCAGCAAATGCAGCTTCCAGTTCATTTCCGATTCGTAGTATTCGGGAACGGCAGGACTGCGGTTGTACTTGCCGTAATGCCCTGCGTCAAGGCACACGATGGGTCTTGTGTGTCCTGCTTTTACGTTTTTCATGGCGTATCCTCCTTTTGATGTAGTAAATAGCAATCGGTATCAATATGACGATTTCAGCAGCCAGCGCACCGACACCCACGCCGCATAGGAATATTTCCCATTCCTGCGTCTGGTGCGGTTTTTCTGCGGTCTGCTTCTCCACGCTGACGGAAATCGGGAAATCCGTCTTTCCTTGTGCTGTGGTATTCTCTTGGGTCTGCTGTGCTTCGGGTTCTGCTTGCTCGGAATTGCTGATTGTAAAAACATTCATTCTTCCGTCTGCCCCATCTTTGGGGATGGGCGTTCCAGATTCACCATCCGAAAACGCCCAACCCTCTTTCGGTGGGAACTTGTAGGGGATATTCTCCCCCCAGAAGCTGAAACCAGCTATCAGCGCAGACAGGATAAGGATTGAAATTAGTAGGTCTTTCATTGTTAGGTTCTGTGCCAATACTTTGCAGCATATGTTGTTTTCAAGTACGTTGCTGCCGTGGATGTGTCCTCTAGTTCTGCCGAACTAATAGAGGTTCCGCTCGTTTCCGTATCAGAACTGTTACAGACCCACCCGCTTGTTATTGCAAATTTTGCATAATTAAGCGGGGTTCCAGAGAATGCAGAGCCTTCAATCTTCGTTACCCCTTTGCCGATGGTGACGCTGGTTAAACTAGGACACCCAGATAGTGCCATATAGCCGATTGTTGTTATATTGTCTGGTATAGAGATACTGGTTAAACCCGCACCAACAAACATGCGCTGTTCGATTTTTGTTAAGCTGTTGGGAATATCAATGCTTGTTAGGCTGGTACAGTTCTGGAATGCTTGCGCGCCAATGCTTGTTACGCTGTCGGGGATAGTGACGCTGGTTAGACCAGTACAGCCATAGAATGCCGATGCGCCAATGCCTGTTACGCTGTTGGGAATATCAATGCTTGTTAGGCTGGTACATCCGTAGAATGCAACCTGACCAATACTCGTCACGCCATCTGGTACAGTAACGCTAGTTAGGCTAGTACAGCCACGCAGTGCGTTGCTATTAAGCGATTTAATACTATTTGGAAAGTAAATACTTCCGAGGTTTGTCAATTGTCGAAACGCATACGCACCAGCACTGGTTATTCCTTCGTGAATTATCACGGAGGTAATATCGGAAGCATAGCTGTACCACGGCTGGTCAGCAGCAGAGGTATAATCCTCCATTGCGCCTTCACCGAAAATTCTTAGTTCGCCATTCTTGTGCAACGACCAAAGCGCAGTAGTTCCGCAAGTTCCGCAGGCAATAATGCCGTCTAAAGAATCTAAAGAAGCAGAACCGCCGCCACCCTCATGCGTACCAGTAATGCCCGCAATGACAACACCGGCGGCAATGTTTTCGGGAATCAGCGTGTCGGGCTTTTGTATCACTGCACTTTTGACCAGATAGCCCTCTGGCGCAGTAATAGATTGGTTGCCGTTCGTGAAGTCCAGAGCAATCGGCAAATCCTCAAGCACTTCTGCGGAAATGCCTGTGCCTGCAATTCCAAGCACTGTATTGCCCGAAACAATCATATCCTCAGTCAGCCCTGCTGCGGCTACAATGTCCGTTGCATCCAGCAAAAACTGCGTGTGATAGTCAAAAATGGCTGGAACGTCGTCAATCTCAAACGCAAGATGCAAACCTTCTTCGCCATCGACCATTTCACTGTCGGCTATAGAAATGTAAAAAGGTTTGTCCCGAATATCCGCAACCTCGCCCGTCACTTTTTTGCCGTTTACATATGCGGTCTTGCCCTGTGTAATATCATCCGCAGTAGCGGTGGCATCGGAGGTATCCACTGCATCTTTGGAATCGTCGGTGATATGACCATAGACGGTTAATTGTTTTCCGTTGAAAATCATTTATTTCCCTCCCGCTGCTGCAGTGCCGTTATTTTGTATACTTCACTGTCACAGTTGCAATGTGTCCTGTCATAGTTACAAAGGAATGAAAGTCTACCCACGCTTGATAATTTCCGTCCCCAATATCTTCAACAGTAATTTCGCAGGTAGCGGCAATGCTGCCGTCGTGCTCGCTGAATACAGGGAAGGTCGACCACGGATAGATGTTGGAGGGCGGCTTGCAAACTGCGTCAACGCTCACGACTTGGAAATTCTCTGTTGCGTCGAAAGTAATCGGCATCGACCTTGTTTCGCCGCTGTCGCCCATTTCAACGCTGCTCGTCTTTGCATATACAGGCTTGCCGTTGTGCCGTTCTGCTGTCCGATATTCCACGCCCTCTTTCATAGGCGGGGTGATGTATTCCCATTCGGTAAAATACCATTTGTCCGTATCTACCATATCAGAATTGGCAAAGCGCTGCATCACTGTGCCCTCCAGTTCATCCTCAAACAGCACCTTTGCGTTTGCTGTTTTGAAAATATCCACCGATTTGATGATAGTAATGGTTGCACCGTTACCAAAGTCAGCGCCGCAACCTCTGCAGCTGATGATTTTTGCGGAATGCACCAGCATTTCCTTTACAGTGCTCTCGACCAATGCATTCAGCGTGTCCCATGTATCGATTTCGGCGGTTTCAGTAACCAGAAGCATCTGTGCATATTCATCCGCTTTCCGTACCGCAGCATCGACATCCGTGCGCAGGCTCGCCAATGCTTTCAAAATCTCATCGGTTGTGGTGTCGTTGGTGATGATATAAATGCAGTTCGGCTCGTCTTCTTCGACTTCGTTATACTGCTCTCTGGTACCTACCCAGAAAGTAATATAGCTGCCCCGGTTCGTGTCCTTTACTTTCGTAAAGCACCCTGTGTCGATGTCGCTGACGCTGCCGGTTTCGATAGCCTGCTGAATGGCTGTCAGAATCTGCTCTTTGGTCATGGTTTCGTGTCGGCTATCGTCGGCACAAATGCAAAAATATTTCTGCTCAATCATTTGTTAAATCCCTCCATGTCAAGGTCAAAACTGTTAGCCTCTGCGATTGCTTTTCGCAGTTCAAGCTCTTGCTGTTTCAGTTGGGTGGTCGTGCTGTCTTTGTCCAGCCAACTATCGTCATAGTTCCTCAGGAGCATCGCACCGGCGGTCTCGCTCGGCGGCTGATGCCTTGTGGTGATTTCGGTATAGGTCACTTGCTCCCCGGTTTCGTCTTTCTTGAGGTATTGCTTTTTCTCCTGGTATTCATAGCCGAGAGCCTTCTTAAGCAACGCCCCTCGAATCTGGATAACGATATTCGCACGCCCGCACGCGAAAGCGTCCGATAATTCCGTTTTTTCGTCCTTGTATTTGTCGAGAGTGCTTCTTGCAATACCAAGTGCATCGGCAATCTCTTTGACCGTTGCCCCTGCCTTTACCCACTCTTTGATTTTGTCAAGGTGCGGTGCTATGTGTGTATCGTATGCACTTTTTCTGCCCCGCTTTGCCATATATCCGCACCCCCTTTGCTAGAAATAAAAAAAGGGGTATGAACGGAAATGCCTATTCTTTTAGACACGCTCAAACCCCAAAAAGTTTCCCTTATATTTTTCTAGCCTATATTATTGGACAAAATATTCTAAAAGTCAACACTTTGCCGACAAATGATACAATACACTAACATTACGCAACATTATAGTTATATTTTTCAAGGTCAATCTGCTTTTCGCTGCCCTTTACAAAGACCAGGACATTTTGGTGGGTCTTGACCACCTTGCGGAATGCGCTGAACTGTCTGCCGGCTCTCATCGCCCCGGTTGCAATTTGGTTGAGCAAGATGCACTCATTGTAAAACTCCAGACCGGCGGCACGGAACGCCTCCACGGTGTCCCCAACGAAATTGTAATAGTAGCCGTGTTTGTCCCTTACCTCTCCCACAACGATGGCAGCATAGGCATTGTCCTTCAGTTTTGCCGTTGCCTTGCGGATAATCTCTCTGTATACCTCCAGGAATTGCTCATACGGCATATTGCTGATGTCACGAGGGTCATCAGAATAAACCTCCAAATCTGCATAGGGTGGGCAAGTCAATAGGAAATCGAAGCCATCATCGGTCACCAGTTCGTCAATGGTAGAACTGTCCCCGTTTATCCAGTTCGGCTTGTTCAGGTCTGCGCCGGTGAGGTCTTGTCTGCCCTCGATTGCTTTGTAATTCTTGATGTTCGCTTTTATCTGCTCTGCGCTCAAATCGACTCCGGTGTATTCATTCCCCAGCAGAACGGATACCAGACCACGGACACTACCACCGGCGAATGGGTCTATCACCTTACCACCTGCAGGGCAGAACCAATTCAGCAGAACCTCACAAAGCACCGGGTCAAAGATGCTGGTCCCGGTCAAGTCTGCGCCGGTCTTTTCTGCCAGTTCTTTCAACCCTTGACCGAGTAAGCCTTGCTCTCTGCCCTCATCGCTATGTATGATGCGTTTCCATATATCCTTGCGGTCTTGCCAGTACCCTTGCTTTGTGTCGAGGATGGAGAACGGCGGCACGATAAAACGCTCTTGCAATGTTTCCCGGTGTTCGTCCAGTTCCTCTCCCTCTGTCGGCTCGTCTATATCGAACAATGATTCATCGAAACCGAAAGCGGTCATATCCACATCGAAAGCGGTCAGCTCTGCTAATTCCTGCTCCAGCTTATCCAAATCAAAATCACTATTCATTGTCATTTTGTTGTGAATCAATCTGTACGCCTTTTTTTGTTCATCTGTCAAATGTGATAATCGGATTATTTCTGCTGTCTTATACCCTAAATCTAATAATGCCCGATAGCGACCGTGTCCCTCAATTATCACATTGAGTTCGTCTATCGCTATCGGGTCATTGTTCCCAAAATCCAAAATGGATTTTTTTATTTGTTCAATCTGTTCCGGTGGGTGTTCTTTGGCATTATTGCCATATTCTTTTAATTGGTCAATATCAATCGTTTCTACTTTCAACCATCTCACGCCTTTCCGCAATCGTTTTCAAAACTGCAATGCGGATTTCTTCGTGGCTCTTGTTTTTTTCAAACAACTTTTGTGTAAATCTTTCTACTTGCGTATGGTGTTTCCTACATAACGGAATCAAATTATCCGGGTCGTTATCCTGCGTGAATTTATACGGAATGATGTGGTGTATGTGAGGACTTTTCTCATCCCCACAAATAGCACATTTTGCATTTTTGAAAAGTGCTGTTTTCACGACCTCAAAATCTCCCCTTGTTGCTACTCCACCTTTCCAATTATGATTTTTTTCTCCTTGCACATAATTGTGGTGATAGGCACTTTTGCAAGAAACCGAACAGAAAGCATTTTTATAAATCTTTTGCCTTGACGGAATAATTTTTATCTCTTTTCCGCAATTCGCACAATTTATGCTGATGCTTGTGTAATGGTTATTCCTTGCCCCGGTAAGTGTTTTTTGATATTCGTTGTAACACTTTCTGCAACAGAATTTACCGCTGCTGTTTGTTTTGCCACTCAAAACACTCTCATAAATCAAAAATGTTTTTCCGCAATGTTGACACACTCTTTCAATCTTTCCCATCGCTTGCACCTCAGGAATAATAAAACCGCATAGGTACTTATGTGGTGCAAGCACACTTTCCCGATGCGGTTTTATAAACAAAATATAAAATTTATTCGCCAAACGCCTTGCACTCATTCGACATAGATATTATATCAAAATAACATCGTATTGTCAAGTATTGGCTATTACACTTCCATTTTATCAAGGGGTGACTTTGTTGGTCTTATGTAGTTTCTTCCAATCGGTCAACCGTCCGCTGCACCTTTTCGTCAATGTACTGGTTAACCTTTGTGTCGAGATTGTATATGTGCCGTATCTGCTCCAGCATAATGGTGGCATCTGCGACCTCTTCCGCAAGGTGGTCAATATCACCCTTGCCCCGGAGGAATTTGCAAATCTCTTTTTGGCATTCGCTCAATTCTTCCAATGCTACCGCGGATTGCAACTGTGCGCCATACCGTTGCAGGAGGATATCATATACCTCAAGCCGGTGTTCATAGTTCACACGGAGGTCGCACTTTTTGCAAGGGGTAAAGGTTACCCCGATTTTCAAATCGTCTTCATTTATTTTTGCCATTCTCTGCCTCCATAATTCTCCGTTGTGCTATCTCAAAATAACCCTCGTCCAGTTCGATGCCGATAAAGTTGCGGTTGGTGTTCACGCAAGCCACTCCCGTGCTGCCGCTACCCATTGTGAAGTCAAGCACAGTTTCGCCCTCATTCGTGTATGTGCGGATAAGGTATTCAAGCAAAGCAACGGGCTTTTGAGTGGGGTGTAGTCTGCTGTTTTTGTTGTTTGCCGTTGTAAAATCAACTAAAATTGACTTTGGGTAATATTCGTCGTTATAACAAACTGTTGGGTTTTGAGCAATCGCAACTTCTCTATCAACAACATATCCACCCTTTTTTCTAAATTTTCCTTTTTTCTTTTGTGGAATATATATTCTTGAATTAAAAACAGACACCATCTCGTGAGTTTTCAAGGGTTGTTTTTTTGCAAGTACATAGTTTGCAGCTTTTTTCTTATCCCATATCCAATCATACTTAAAGTTTTTAATGTTGCTCATTCGCAAGGCACTTGAAAACGGCTCACTTCCAAACAAGCAAATAGCACCATTCGGCTTAATGATGCGGTTTAACTGCTCCCACATCGGCTCAAACGGAATAATGCTATCCCACTTGCAACCAGTGGTCCCATACGGCGGGTCGGTCAGCACCATATCCACAGAGCCGTCCGGGATGCGGTGCATCAGCTCAAGGCAATCGCCCTGCCATAATTCAATGTCATTCACAATCAATCTCCTATTTCTCGCACTTGCACGAGTATGTAGTCTTCGTCGTGGAAACTGTGGTATACCGCTTTCAGCCAGCGGCGGTTATCGTCATTGATAAGCCGACCTTTCATCGCATCGACAATCATTTTTCCCATTGCTGCGTGGTTATCGATGTCCAATTTATCGTTCCAAAGTATAGCAATCTCCACCGGCTTTTCAAAGGGGTGCTTTCTTACGCCCTCTTTGTTCATAGCGGAGCGGGTCAGCAGATGCCAATACTCCGCATCTTGTTTCCGCTGCGACCAGTGTTTTCCTGCCCAGTACGCATTAAGACCATAGCGGCTGTTCCATTGCTTCTTCCCGGCAGAACTCGTTGGATAGTAAATGCGAAAACTCTCACTTGCCACCGCTTCCACCTCGCCCTCGCATCAGCTTTTCAAAGCCTTTCTTTGCACCCTCCACATCACCGGCGAGGACTTGCCCCCGGATGGTTCTTTTCTGCTGAGCGGTCAGCGGACTTTTATGTATTGCTTTCAGTAATTTATACACGATTTCAGCACTCCCTTTCTAAAGGTTTCATTTCGGCTCATTATAGACCAAGCTCGTTCTTCATGTCACCATATTCAGCAATCAGCCGCATCTTTCTGCGGTCCTTGCCCTCGACCTTGACCGGGATGGTGTTACCGAAAAGGCGGGAGAAGATGCGCTTATAGGTCATGTCTGCCGGCTTCTCCAATTCCTCTTTCGTGAGGTTGGTGGTGATGATAATCGGCAGCTTTGCTCTCTCGCGGCTATCAATGACGCTATATATCAACTCGCCCATGTATTCGGTCTTGCCCTCAGCGGCAAGGTCATCAATGACCAGCAAGGCATATCTGTTTAGGTTGTCGAGGTATTCTTGCCGACCCTCTTTCATTCCCCACAGTTCGTTTCGGATTCGTGCAAACTGAGTGACCAGAACCGGCACACCCTTATCGATGAGGGCATTCGCCACGCAGCAGGCGGCAAAGGTCTTGCCCCGCCCGGTATCACCATATAGGAGCAAGCCTTTCCCCTCTGCCTTGTACTTGTCGAAGTTCTCGACATAGGTCTGCATCGCCTGGGACAGTTTCTCGTTGGCTCTGTCATCGTTGGCAAATGTCCAGTTCTTCATGTCATCCTCCGGGAATCCAACCGACCTATATCGCTTTATCTTGTCTTCTTGCTCTACCTGCTTCCTGGCGGCATCCTCCCGCTCCATTTCTTCTTTGGCACACTTGCAAAGGCACATGGTCACATTGCCCACCCGGAAATACATATCCCGGTGCTGTTTCTTGGTGTGGCACTTCCCGCAATATAACAGACCATCCTCGCCGTAATAATCGCCATCCTCAATGAGGATTGATGCGTTTGCTTTTTGAACTATGCTATCGAATGCCGAAGCAGTTCCGCTCATTTTTCCTCACTTTCCTTTCGCTTTATAATCAGCCGCTCTAAACCATCCTTGCAAGGCGTTAAGCCGTTCTCAATAAATAGCTTTATACGCAGCGTCACTTCTTCCGGGTTCCATCCGCAATGTCTGCATTCCCTATTACACTTCTGTTTTCCCAGCAGACAACCCTTAATCATTCTCTTCGTCCTCCTTATCAGAGAACCGCCAGTTGCTGCCGTTCTGCATTTCCTTTTCCTCGTCGCTCATCTCATATCCCAATTCGGTGAGCAGATTATACAGGGCATCCAGACCGGGGTTTTCCTTATGCGTGAAATCATAGTCTTGCTTGGTGGAGTTCCACTTGCGCTCCCAGTAGCCGTTGCCGGTGGTATCAGCGACGCTATATGCCAGACACAGCGCAGACTTTTCCGAGAATGCGTTAATTGCATCTCTCGCGCCGGGAATGTCCGTCAGTTTCACTTCATCGTATTCCTTGCCTACCTTAGCGCCCATGCAGTAGCAAAATGTTCCCTTGTCCAAGCTCGGTCTGTAATATCCGACGCTGCTGGTAGCTTTAGCCATAGTCTCAGCAAGGAATACCATGATTGCGCTAAATGCTTTCTTGCAAGCGAAATTGGAGCGGCTTTTCACAAACTCCATACGGAGGTCGAAGTGCCGGTAGTTGATGTCTTTCCATTCCTCCCACTCTTCATCTTGCTTGCGCCGCCGTTCGTCCCTCGCTGCATATTCCGCTTTTTCCTTTTCGACATTCCGGTCCTTATAGATGTCGATTTCCGTATCACAGAGGATGTAGTAATACTTTACCTCAGCGGCATCATCAGGCACCTGCACATCAGCGGTGAGATTGTACCACGAATAATTGCGGACATAACCCTGCTTTTGCATGTCAAGTTCCTCTCTGGGTATCTGCGTAGCAAAGGTCTTGACCACTTCCAGCCACTCAGCCATACGAGCCTTGACCTTTTGGTTCTTCAGCTCACGGGTCAGTTCGTTCTTGAAATTGGGTGTGCCGATGGAAGAAAGCAGCCGGTTCCTGGCTTCGATGTCCTCAACCTCTGACAGCTTGTCGAAGTCTGCCATAGTGACCTGCCGTTCCTCGGTGGCTTTCTTGAGCGCCTTGCCGTCCAGCTTGGCAATCTCCAACCGCTTGCGGACGGTGGTTTTTGAGAAACCGGACTTGTCGGCAATCTCGTCCATGCTATCGCCCATGTCGAGCATCATCTGGAATCCCTGCGCCTGCTCGTAGATTGTCAAATCCACTCGCTGCATATTCTCGGTCAGCATGGTAGAAACCTGCTCTTTCTCGGTCATTTCTACCACCACGCAGGGCAGTTGCTCAATGCCCGCCAACTTTGCAGCAGCAAGCCGCCGGTGACCAATAATCACCCGGAGCGTACCATCTTTGTACGGAACCACCGTCAGATTTTGCAGAATGCCATTTGCCTTGATGCTTTCCGCAAGTTCTGTAACATCACCCACATCCTTTCTCGGATTGTCCGGGTGGGGTTGCAGAAGGTCGATGTGGAAGTACTGGATACCGGTGGCATCCTTACTGGTGGGAATTTCGTTTTTCATTATTTATTCTCCTTTTTATTTTTTCTATTGCTACCATGCTTTTTAATAGCACGGTGAACGCCGTTGGTTTTTTGTACATAAATGCTATGTGCGACACGCTTTTTCTTTTCCGATTCTGCACTTGCCACGATGTTCATTATGATTTCGGTATTGTAATCCGGGCAATGGTCGTGGCATTTCTCATGCCGCTTTGGTGGAACGCAACCGTGGCAACATTTAATCATGGCTATTCCTCCATCACTTTCCTCAGCCATTCCAGAACGCCGTTATGAAGCGGACGGCAAAAGTCAAACCCCGGACATTTGCCCTCTACGCATTCATCGTAGCTTTCGCAGATTTTGTCTGCGATTTCCTCGAGGGTGTAGGTTTTCGGCTTTGCCAACCTAAGAAGCCTATCTTTATGCGGGCATTCCTCTGCATTATAAGCGACCTCTGCATCCCAAAGATTCGGCTCTAAGTTGCACACGCCAAATGGTTGAAATTTCGGCTCTCGGTGTTCGCCCTTGTATCTGCATCCATCACATTTATGTGCCATAATCATTCTCCTTTCGGTGTTTGTTCATCTTTCGGCTCATATTTCACAAAATTGACTGGATGATTTGGATTGTGATGTGCTAATGCTATGTCCTCGTTTGATATGCACCAACAACAAGGTTGCTCCCAATCTCTTTTCTCCCAGTGTTTGCACCTCTTGCAAGGTGTTCCGGTTGTTTGCATCGTTATTCTCCTTTCGGCGGTTGGGGCAGGGGCATCCAGTGGGTTATTGAACGCCACCCACCACACCACAGATATACCTTTCCTTTTACAATCTGCGTTGAAGTGCCTTCGCCAACCATCATTCGAGGTGGTCTATCTTTTCTGAGCGGATTTATGTAACAGGCTAATACTCGCTCATTTTATTCTGGCAACCTTTATTGGCGCAGAAAGTAATATCTTCACTTGCCATCACTTACCTCCCAAATCTTCAATAGCTTTTATAACCGCATTTGCCATATCAAGTGCGCCAGCGATATAGCTTTCGTGGTGTTCCGCTTCTTTGCCCTCACACCCATAGAACTCCATGTTGTTGAGCAACTCAATAAAGACGATTCGCACATTTTCCTTTTCAAGTCTCATTGCCATTTTCTGCTCTCCTATTCCATACTTCGATTGCTTTATCGCCACGCAATCTTAAAGTCTGGCATTTACACTCTCTGCAAATAACCTCCGAAAAACTTCCGTTTAACGGACTGCTAGAGTAATAGACAAATGCTTCACCACCGCAAAACGGACACGGTTTTAATTCAGCCATCACCGCACCTCCAAAATGGTCACATCGCACTTTTCCAAAGCACGCAATCCGTAGGTGATTGTCTCGCCGGTCGGGTAGTGTTTGATGGTTGCAACCTCGTTCTCGATTTTCACAACCTCAAAAAGCACTCCGGTTACGCCCAGGAACTTTGTGCCGACCTTGAATTTACCCTTGTTGTCCATATTTACCTCCTTACAAAATCCCATCCAGTTCGGACGGCTTATCCTCGATAGCGATTCCGTTCGCTCCGTAGTTCTTTGCCGGCTTGTTGTAATTGTTAATCACAAAGAACGCCGCCCAACCTCGGCAGATAACCTCCGACAGATATTCGGTAACGCTCATATGGCTTTGAGCTGCTATCTTGTCCAGTTTGTCGATGTTCATTTGGATTGCCCGGTCTGTCATAGCGGCTCTTTTAGCCTTTCTTACCTTGAGCCACTCTTGCAGCAGTTCCTTTCGCTTACCACAATCTTCAAATCTCACGGACTCTCCATCGGGAATAAGATAAGCATCAATGATTGCATCAAAGCTGTTCTTGCTCGCTTTCTTCTGTTCTTTAGGAATAGATTCATTAGTAGTTAATGAATTAGTATTTAATTGGGGTTGATTTTCTACTTGTTGATTTTCAACATCTTGCTTTTTAACTTGTGGATGTTCAAATATTAAGTATTCCCAATCTGCAATTCTGCCGTCCTTGCGGATGGGTCTGCGGATAAGATACCCGGTTTCCTCCAGCTCTTTCAAAGCCGTCCTGGTTGCGCTCTGTCCATCACTCGCAAGGGTAGCAAGACCGGCAAGGGAATAATCCCAATCCTCCGGGAGCGAAAGCATATTGCTGAGGATGCCTTTTGCTTTCCACGAAAGCCGCTTGTCCCGGAAGTGGTAGTTTGACATATTCGTATAATTCTTGTTTTTATCAATGCGGAACACCGCCATAAAATCACTCCTATGCAAAAAGGCTCCCGGTATGGAGTGGTGGAAGCACCCCTATACCGAAAGCCTATGGTGGATGATATGCAGTTATTGCAGATGCAATATCTTCCACATACCGCATCCACCTGCATCCTATTTTATACCATAGGGGGTATTTTGTCAATACTCACTTTCCGTCCTCCTCTTCCCATTCCTGGTCCTTCTTATCCTCAGCACACGCCCAGATATAAAGACCGATGATATAGAACAGCAACGCAGGAAGATAAACGAAAATGGTCATAATCACATCCAGCATCATTTCACCCCCTTCGTTGTTGTATTCCACTCAAGCTGGGCATCGTGCCGTACCATGTAAAATTTCTGTGTTCTTCGTTTACACTTAGGGCACACAACGCACCAATGGTCAACCGGCACCGCCTCGCCAATGAACCGCTGATATACCGGCTCTCCTCCGCAAGAGCAAGGCACAAGGCGGAATTGGCTGTCCGGTTCAGTCTTTACGATTTCGCAAATCAATATCAGCACCCTTTCTATTTTCGATTTTGAGCGGCTTGCAAGCCGTTTTCCCGGCTTTTTCAGCAGGCTTGGTATAAATCTGCATTGACTAACTCCAAAGGCTCACAGCCGTAAATCTGTGACAAAATGATTAACTGGAGCGGAGTTGGTAAGCATCGCCCGGATTCCATGCGGGAAAGCATCGATACATCCATGCCACTATCGAAAGCCGAAAACTTTGCAACCACTTCCGGTTGTGTCATTCCCCGGCTCAGCCGTACCACTTTCAGATTGTTCTCAATACTGTACTGGTCAGCATCCAGAGAAGCGGTCACCCGGTTAATCTTCCGCAGCGGGGCGAAATGGCTTCGCCCCTTATTGATACACTCTTTGCGGAAAGCGGCAATGTCTGCCGGGTCTGTGGTTCTGTAAAAGCCTTTGTTTTTACTGGAACGGATGAGGATGTAATCGTCCCCATTGTCATACCGGCTCAGCTCATGCAGAATCGCTCTTGCGCCTCGGTCTGTCATGTTCCACATTGCACAAAGCTCCGGGCGAGTGACCGCATTCTCTTTACCTACCGGGATTTCCGACCAATACAATTCAAGTCTGCATTCATCCACGCAGAACGCCTCCTTTTACAATCTCTTGATGTTGATTCGGTACTGCACCGATTCAGGGACAGTAAATGCCGCTTTCTTGATAGCCTTACGCTCGATGAAGTATTGACCGGTGATGACCTTTTCACGCTCACCGACCCGCTCTTTTATCTGCTTGTCCACTTGCTCATATTCCTTTTTGGCTTCGGCAAGTTCAGATTTTCGGGTAATCAGCGCATCCAGCTCGTCATCGAGGTCAATGTCCGTGGGCACCCGGCGGCATTCTCCGCAGATATGCTGCAGGGCGCAACCCTCGCACACCGAAATATCTTCGCAAGCTGCCGGGGGTGTTTTATCCGCAAGGCACTTGTTGATATATTCGGCTCTTTCCAAAACCTCCTCGCAATACTCATAATCCAGCACGACAAGAATAAACTTGATTTGACCGGTGAGCTTGTTAATGAGGGCGAAAAAGCCTCGTTCTTTTGCGAAGTGGTAGAGATAAAGCTGAATCTGTGCAGCATAGGACCGGATGAACGGCTTTTTGCTTTTGCGGAAATCCTCGAAAGTGTTCAGCTTGTCAAATTCAAAGGGGCTGATGCTCTTTATCTCCACCGGGTACAATTCCCCGGTTTCGGGGTCTTTAATCCGCAAATCCTCTCGACCGGTTATTCCCTGCGGTTCGATGCGAAAAGAACGGACGGTGGGCGTGAATACCTCATACCCGGCTTGCTTAATGTGGTCAATGACGTGGTTTTCTAAGGTATTGCCCAATTCAAAGATTGCCTGTAATCCAGCATCGTGCGGTTTCTTGTCTTGCCAATTCGTGATAGATAAATAGACGAACCGGGGGCAAGGATGACCGACGGAGCTGCATCGCAAATTGTTCTGCGGATATACCACGCACTTTTCAGACAATTTCTCAAATAGCTTGGCGTTTACTTGTTCAGCGGTGAGCATTTCTTTTTATACCTCCCATTTTTCTTGATGGTCAGGGCTTCTTCTATGCTCCACCCTGCCTTGATTCGCTCCGTGATGGTGTCCGGGTTCAAACCCGTGATTTCCGACCATTCGACAAGGGAGTGAACTTCTCCGTTGAGGTCGAGCATTCTTGCGGTTCTTCGGTTTCTTGCTTGCTCTTTTGCGGTAGACCACCGGCAATTCTCAGGGCAATAATCACCATTGACATCCTTTCTGTCAATAGTCAATCCAGCTCGGTAGCCGGTCGCTATTGCCCAATCATAGAAAGCCTTGAAACTGTCCCGCCATTCCGGGCAGATGCGGATGCCGCGACCACCATACAAGTGATAATTCTTGTTGTGCTCGTCGCAACATCTCTCAATGATGCCCCACCAAACACGATGCAGCCTTGTGCTCGACATTCCGTGTTTGTAGAAGTTCGCCCCTTTCATTTACCCTCTCGCCCCCTGCTGACACTTGCGGCAAAGCATGGCTCCCATCTTAGCCTGGGAGTAGGATGCCTCTGCCTGGGTGATAGGTGCGCCACAGTTGGAACAAGCCAAACCGCTGTCCTCTGCCTTGCCACTGTTGCCGCCCTTACTGCCACTCTTGAAAGTGTAACCCTGCAGCTTCGACACATCCAAACCGGCTCTCTCCAAAGTAGCCACATCGATGTTGCGCAGGTTGGGAATCAGTCGCTTGATGCCGTTATTGATGCAGTTGGTATATGCCGCCATCTTGACATCCCGCTCGTCGATTTCGTCGGGCTTCTTCATCTTCTCGCCCTTACCGGCGAAAAAGTCCTCTTTCATAGAACGGCTGCCCTCGCACTCAACGAACTGGTCTTTCAGCATGAACCGAGCCTTGTATGTATAGGTCTTATAGCCCTCCGGGTCGCACTCGACCATCGGTGTGCCGATAAGCTGAATGGAGATGCCGAACAGCCGAGCGACCTTTGTCGCACCGGATTCCTGCAGGTAGGGTTTGCCGCCAATCAGCACCCAGTCCAGCTCGTTTGTGATTTTCAATGCCGCATCCATAATGCGGTTCATGGCGTTGATATACGCCTCGGCTTTCTGTGCCAGATAGAGAATGTTGTCGGTATCTGCGGCAAGCAGACCACCGCCGCTCTGAGGTCTTGCGGTCAGGTCGGTAATGTCCTGACCAATGATTTCTACATCGTTCATAAATTTACTCCTTTCGATTTTGGGTTAAGGTTGGTTTAATTGGTGTCCTGCTTCTGCAGCAACCACATCTCAGCATCCGGGATTCCGAACGCCTTTTGCAACGATTGCCAGAAAAACTTGCGTCCGTTCCGTGCGCCGGTTTCGATAGCGGCATAGGTGCAGCGGGTGCAACCGATTTTCTCAGCCATACCCTCTTGGGTAAGACCGTGCTTGACACGGAGCAACTTAAGGTTCGTTCTCATTCTGTCACCTCCTTTTCACTTAGCTTCTGCGCTCTCTTGCAGATGGCTTGTGCGGTTTCCTCGCTCCATCCGCCATCTCGCATAAACCCCAACATATATCGGTCAAATACTGCGGGTGACATTCCGTCAGAGATAGCCGCTTCTCGTTTCTTCGCCCAGCGGTCCGCTACCGCCTTTGCGTGGTCATCCATTTGTATCGCTCCTTTCCTTGATAACAAAGCGACACATTCAGCGCATAAATTTGCCCTTGCGCTTCCGGGGTTTAATGTACCGCTTGGAGCGGTCGCGTATGTAAGTAGGTGCAAATCGTAAATACAGCAAGCAGGCTATTCCAACGATTGCACAAAAGACGATGCAAAAAATATCCAAAGTGCTATAAGAAACCATGTCGTTCCTCCTCTCAAATTGCACGGACGCTATCAACGCCGTAGACGATGCCCAGCGAGGAACCGCAATCCCATTGGACATGGATTGTTCCCATATCGTCCACGCCCATCACGGTGCCTCTTGCTCCGGGTGTCAGCCGGGTGTTGTAGGGGTCGTCCATCTCTACCAGCTCGACCCTCAGACCTACCGGGTATCGCTCCCGGAGGCTTGCTACCAAATCTTTTCTCATTGTGTTTCCTCCTCTGCGTCGTGAATCTTTTCGCTGATGGTGATGCACATATCATTGAGCGCATAGAACATTTTGCGTAAGTCCTCATCCTGGATTGGGGTGTATGGGTAATTCTCACACCCAAGCTCACTGATGGCATCCTTTGCGTGCCTGATAGCATCCTGCACGCATCTCATTTCTTTAATCGTCATATCAATCTCCTCTCGGTTAAGTGTTGCCCTCGTAACCTCCGGGGCGGGTTTTAATCTATTTAGCTATGAGCAGCAATCCAGTTTTCCATCTCCTGGACTCTGCGTTTGTTTTGGACCTCTTCAACGGTAACCCACCGCTTCGCCCAGCTATCATAGTAAATGGCGGTTTCCGGTGCGCCGTCTGCTTTGGCTTTGTTGACGAGGTTTATGATGTAGTAGTCGAAAGACCCGCTGAGTCTGTGCCACGCCCAAATATACTTATACTCCATATTGCTCTCCTTTCAATCTTCCCAGTCGCCGGAGTAGTTGTCGCTGTCGTACTCATCGTCCTGCCATGCGAAATTCACTCGCTCTTCCAGCTCGGCAATGTCCATCTGCAAGTCCATCAGCCTATCCTCATCGGCACCCTCCTCAAGGGCGGCAGCGTATTCGCTGCGCTTCTCGGCGAGCAGGTCTTCGAGGGTGAAGGGGTTTTCGTAAGCTCTGTACATAATGCGTTCTCCTTTACTCGGTGGGGAACTTGTGTTCCCCTCTCTTTATGCTACCATTATAGCACTTTATTCTACATTGTCAATACAATTTGTATTATTTTGCTAACAAACCGTCACATTCTGCCTAATGCACAAAACCGGGGCAGCTTATTTGTGCAAATTATACACTATGCTACATAGGCTTTATTTCCCTCTTGCAGACCTTGCCGCTCTCCAGCTCCTTGACCTTGCGCCCCAAGCTGTCAAGCTGCCATTCCAAAACGGCGATGCGGTCATTCTTCTCCTTTAATAGTTGTCCTACCTCTTTTAGCAATTCATTGTACTTTTCCATTTCTGTCATTCTCCTCTACTCCTTTTAGTATTTGCTTTGTGATGACCTCCGCAAGATAGTCCCAATTCGGCGGCTCGGTATCCACGGCGGTCTTTATGATGATTTCACGAATCAGTTTCTTTCGCATCGTTCCCCCTCCGGTTTCTCTGCATCATCAAATATCTGTATTTTGCGAACATTTTGAAACATTTTCCCTATTAAAAAAGGCGTAACCGTGCGTTTTCAAAATAAATTGCACTTTTTTACACACAATGTCAGCAAACTGTGTTATATTAGTTACACGATGATACAAAAAGAACTATACATCGTGCCTATGGTTTAAGTTTGAAAAGGGAGTGACAAAATTATGAACGATTTGAATATCGGCAAAAAACTGAAAAATCTACGCAAGGGGCGAAAGCTGACCCAAGCGGATGCAGCCGAGCAGATGGGGGTGTCCCGGTGTACGGTCTCCAACTACGAATGCGGTCGCCGGTCTCCGCACCTGAGTGAGCTGAAACGCATCGCAGAATTTTACGGCGTAGGGTTGGACTATTTCGGGGTAGTCGCAACAGATGAAGCCGCTGAGATTGTCAGCCGGGCGAAACGGATATTTGAAAACCCGGATGTTCCTCATTCCCAAAAAGAGGAACTGTTTATGGAATTGGCTCAATTTGCAGCCTATTTACGAAAGGAGATATAATATGGGATATAAAACAGATTTTGCATTGCAAGCACTTGTGATGGATTTGCAAGAGAAGTTTAAGATGCGGAACGCACTTAGTACAGAATACCTGGAGGAAGCGGTGGTCTATCTTCGCTATTCAACCCACAAGCAAGACGGCGGGGTGTCGCTGGAATATCAAATAAACGAGGCTTTATATTACGCAGAACGAGAAAAACTACGAATAACCGGATGGTATATTGATACTGCAAAAACCGCAAAAGAGGTTGCCGGTCGTGATGATTTTATCCGCCTTTTCAATGATGTGGAAGCAGGAAACATACCGCCGAACCTTATCGTGTTTGCTACAAATCGTGCGTTCCGTAACACTTTGGACAGCCTGCAGCATAGGCAGATTCTAAGAGATAACAATATACGGTTACACTCGGCAACGCAGAGGATTGACGAAAAGACCAGCGGAGGCAGATTGCAGATAAATGTAATGGCATCCATTGACCAATACAAATCTGAAGAGGTTTCCGATTTCGTTTCTGCCGCTACTAAATACCTTATAACAGACGGATTCTTTGCCGGCGGTCGTGAGCCTTATGGATTCGTGGCTGAAACAGTAATACACAACGGAAAAGAAAGAAGAAGGGTCATCCCGTATGAACCTGAAGCGGCTATTGTCCGTGAAATCTTTGAAAGTGTCGCTGCCGGAAAAAATCTAAACCAAATAGCGGTTGCCTTGAAAGAAAGAGGTATTTTAACACGAAAAGGATTGCCTTTCACATTTAGCACTTTGCGGAGAATGCTGAGAAATGTGATATATAAAGGGGAACGGATTTACAAAATCAAAAACGGAGATACTGCGTATTCTCAAAACTACTGTACACCGGTTATCTCAGCGGAGCTATTCGACAAAGCAAATGCTTTTTACTCTAAATATGAGCCTCAAACAAAGGGCAGAAAGAGGCAACGCATCTATCCTCTTACCGGGAAGCTTGTGTGTGCTGACTGCGGAAGACCATTTACGGGTCGGTCTGCAAATACTTTTCTTTACTACGGATGCCAAAGCAAGAGCCGATTGATTTGCGAATGCAATTCAAAACAAATTCGTAAAACAGAACTTGAAAAGGCAGTTTTTGAAGCGGTAAAAGAAAACATTTTGTCCGATAATGCAATCAATGACATTACAAAGAAAATCCTATCAAAAATAAAAAAAGCCCCTGCCGCAGCAGAGAGCAAAAAGGAATTGATAACACAGCAAGCAACACTTGAAAAGGAGATTGCGGAGATTGTGCAAATGAAACTGAAAAACCAAATCACGGAATCGGTGATGGAAATGATGGTGAAAGACAAAAATGCAGAACTTTCCGCTATCGCTCAAAAATTACGAGCTTTCAATGCTTCCGCTGGTCCATCTATAAATGCAGCATACATCAAAAAGCGACTCGGGTCAATATTTGATAAGAATGCAATCTTTGAAGAGTGTTCCGCAGAAGTATTGAAAGAACTTTTCCAACAGACAATAGAAAATGTGGAGATTAGCAATACGCAGGTGGTTATCCATCTGCGTGTACCTTTATCCGATATTACGCATAAAAAAGCCAATGGGCTACCGAATGTGAACTTAAACATAATTATAGCACGACCATAGAGAAAGCGGGAGCAATAAGCCCCCGCCTTTTTTACACCTGGTCGAATTTATCCCGGGCGATAACATTCATCGTCTGACCCGGAGCGTTATTACTCAGCGTGGTAATGATGTCCCGGTACTTCGACAGACCATTGTTGGATGTGTCGTTGATGCCGTAAGTCTGTACATAGCCGTCCAGCGCCCTTGTGGGGAAGCTGCAACCATCCGCAAGAACGATGGTGTTCGGCTGACCGCTAATAACATAAATCGGTGCGGACACAAAGCCGCTCACGCTATAAGCTCGATACTCACCGCCACGGATGCGGAGCCATCCATAATTGCTCGGACGGAATACGCAGGAATAACCGGCGGTGTTCCGCACATCAGCATAGCAGTCGATGAATGTGCCGGTCTGGGCGAGGTAGCTGTAAGAACTGCCGGTAATATTGAACCAGCATTTCTCTGCGTAGACCTTGCCGCCCTCAGAATTGAAGCCGACCACGAAGCCGCCCTCTGCCGAGATGGTGAACCGGGCATTCTTCACATCGATGTTATCACCATAGAACAGAACGTTGTTGCTGGACTTGGGGCATGTGATGTAGACATGGTTGGTATTGCAGAAATCCACAATCACCCGGCGAGATGTCCAAGCGTCCTGACCGAACTGGAACCACTTATAAGGCGATGCCGATGTTCCTGCGCCTGCATAAGCGGCGGTGATGCCCATAGTACCATATACACGAATGGTGAGGATTTTGCTGTCACTACCACCGGCAAGGAAATCCTGGGCAATCTGCGAGAGCTTCACATTATCGCCAGCGCCGGTGCAGACATAGTTATAGGTCGTGTAATCATCCAGAGCCGCCACCTTGTTCTGCAGCTCGGTAATTTCATCGGACACGCTGCCCAGACCAGTTCCGTCAATGGACTTGTAGCAAATGACCACAATCTCGGTGCCTGCGACCTTTGTTCCAGTGCCGCCACCGCCTGTGCCAAATGTGATAACAGAACCAGAAAGCGTATAATCTACGCCCTCAGTTTCCAGCAAGCCGTTGACAAATACTTGGATAATGTCCACGCCGCCGCTGGTATGCTGGGGAATGTCGAAAGTAACCGTAGTGCTTGCAGCCGTCAGCACCGTCCGCCACACATACTGCTTGTAAAGAGTATTCACGGCGAGGGTAGTTCTTTTCTCTGCAAACCATTCCTCAAATGCCGCATCAAGGTTGGCGAAGTAATCATCATAGCCGATAGGACTCGTTACCCATCCGCACAAATCCTCAACAGCACGGCAATCCGTCACCGATACGGTGGTTGCGTTGGGATTCACCCAAATACGAGCAAGGCAGAGTTCGTAGATGCTACCAGTACGCACCACAGCAGGAGCAACCGGAGAGCTGGCGGGCGTTCCGGTTTTATAGACTAAAGAAATCTGCCGCTTGTTCATGCTTGTATCAAGCTGGAGTGACACGCTGTCAATACGAAAGCCGGCAACAGGAGGCACGATAGCCGGGAATGTATGAGGGATATCCAGATGCGCCCATCTTCCCTCAATCCATGCTCTGCCGGGAGATACGGACAGCACCAACCCGGATGCAGTTACCCGGAATCCGTTGTTTGCATCCCTCAGAACGCCGCTGCGGATTATCGCGCCCATGTTCGCAGAGTAATCGTCTGCATTGTACTTTCTGTCGTATTCACCATTGACAAGAAAAGAATTAAAGAAACCGCTTCTAAGCATTTTTCTCCCCCTTATACTCCATAAGAAATCGCCAACTTATATCCGTTATCGTCTTGGACTTCGGTTGCCGTCAATATTCGTGTATTTATATATGCTGATAGATGCACATCGTAAATCGTGACAATATCACCAATCCAGTAATCCGTGCCATAAACCTTGTCGCTGTTCATTACATCAACTGCACCGTCAAATGTTTGCACAATCTGAAGTTGTGCAATGTTTTTTAGACCGTGAGCCTTTAGCAACTCGGCATATTCCGCATCGGTATATGGCGTTTCTACCTCGACAACCTCGCCGGCTTCATTCGTCGATTCCTCTTTGTAGGTTCTGCTCTGTGAGCTTGCATCCACAAAGACCTCCCGGCGGGATAACCCGGATGCATAATGACCGATTGTTGTGAAAAAGCGCTCCGTTCCCTCACCCGCTCCGCCTATCAAAGCGGTGGTTTTAAGGGCGGGGGTTTGGTACTTATAATCGGATGAAAGCAGATTGTCGAAATCCTGCGAGAAAATAAGAGGGGAGTTCCCTGCAGTATTCCCGAGGCTTCTGTCTTTACCCTCGAAAACATTGTACAAAAGGTCTTTTGTATTTCTGTCGAAGCTCATATAAGCGCCGAGGGAATATTCTTGCAACAGGCTGTCTGTATGTTCCAACAGACCACCGAAACTGGTTTGCACCCGTCCTGGTTCCCCGGATTCGCTGAGGATTCTTTTCTGGATGCCTTGCAATGCCCCAAGCTGAATAAATGGAATGTTCCGCAAGCTGTCGCTGCTGGAAATGATGTTATCATTGACCAGTTTACGAACTGCCACTTCCACCAATCCGCTTGATACCGTCGGTGTGACGCTATAATTCTTGTAGTTATAAATCAACCGGCGGTCAAACAGGGATTTTGCGAAACGCCCGGAGGCAATAATCATGCGACCGGATTGCGGTGTCCATGTAATATGCAGATTCTCAATCACACCGACATTCTTGTCGTTGGGGCGGGTGACATAGTTCCCAACTTCGAGCATCTGCACGGTCTGCCGTGTCGCTTGCACATAGATTTCGAAACGCCCGGTGCTATAATAAGCGGATTCCCAGATGATAGATTCCGCATTATCAACGACACCGATAAGCTCTCGGTTTGCGTTTCGGATTTCCACATACTCAATCATTCGGTTATCACCCCTTTATACATACAGCCGCTTATAGGTCAGAGTGAAATACATATTCGCAATTTCCTCATCGTCGCTGTCAATCATGAAGTCGTTACCGCCGACTTCTAATTGCAAAAAAGTAGAGCCGGGTTTGATTTTGTCGATGATGTTCACGCCGTTCTTGGTGATAGTCTTTCGCCCCTTGTAGGTGGAGATAATGACCTCATCACCTGCGACCAGCGTATCCATGATGCCGATAAACTGTCCGCTTGCTATATTGTAAAGCACCGGATTTTTCGCTCCTGTGAGCGATGTGATTGTGATAATCATTCCGGATGCTACATCGCCCTCGTTTGTAAAGTTCTTTACATGGTTTCTCTCATAAACGCCAAAGGGTAACCCCTCAGCCGGGAACGCTAAGCCGCCAGAATCCAGCGGGAAGTGGTGCAACCCTACGATGTTGCTCAGTTCCGTAATGAGGAAATCAAGGTCCGCCCAGTAAGGTTCAGAGCAATACATGGTTATTTGCATGATGCACTTTTGCGAGAAGCGGGGCATTTCCAACGCTTGCACAACGCCGGTGATTTCGATTGTCTTTTCGTTCTGTTTCCACCTAAGCCTTCCGGGAAGTTTCGGCTTTACAAAAGCGGTAACATAGCGTTTGACTTCCTCAACATTTTTTCCGGGCTTGGGTTGGATATAAAGAACGATGGTCCGAGGCTGTGCTTGGACATTGATTACATTGCTACCATCCATAGACGCTACGGACGATGTAGCAAGCGCGACATTTGTCTTCGTCATGCCGTCACAGCCAGATAAATAAAAATGCTCGTTGTTAGCAAGGGGCAATAAATTGCCCCTCGCTGAAATAAAATCCAAAGTAAACATATTAACCTCCCAATAAGGCTAATTTTACCGCTGCAGCCGTATTGTCTTGACTCTGCCAAATTTCATAACGGCTGTGTGTCTGTGAGTAGGTGTTATACTGGTTAACCACTACACCGCCCGCTGAGCCACTTGCAAGCCCTCCTGCGACACCATTTGCCGCAAACCGAACAGGAATAGGTTTGAGATTAAAGGCGTTCTCGATGTCCTTGTTGACCTCTCCAATATTGTCATCAAAACCCTTGCCGATACCGAGGGCGATGTTTTTACCGACAACATCAGCCATCAAACGAGATGGGGATTTGATACCGAAGAAATCCTTCAACCCATTAACAACACTCTCGCCGAAACCTTTAATCTTATCTTTTATCCAACTCGTCATATCCTTGATGCCTTTCCACAGACCCTTGATAAGGTCGCCGCCGATGCTTCCGATATCGGATACGCCCTCTTTCAAGCCACCGGCGATGGACTTGATAATCTGCGGAATTTTCGAGACCAGTTGGGGGATAGCCTTGATAAGACCAGCCGCCAATTTCACGGTTAAATCGATACCAGCTTGCAGCAATTTCGGCAAATTCCGAGTGATGGCTGCTACTGCCTTATCGATGATGACCGGGATTTTTTCGATGAGCTGAGGAAGTGCGGCTATAAGACCGTCTGCCAAGCCCACCAGCAGCGAAATTCCGGCATCGATGAGCATATCGATATTGTCCAGCAAGGCTTCCGCAATCATAATCACGGCATCAATGATAATGGGAATCAAAGTCGGCAGCATCTCGCCGAGTTTCGTTGAGACCATACTCACCATTGTCATCAAAGTTGTGATGAATAGCGGTAGCTGTTCCAGCAAAACCGGCAAAAGTTCATTCACGACCTGTTCGACCATGCCCAGCAAAGAATGCAAAATCACCGGGGCTTGGGTCATCAGCGTATCGAGCAATTTTGGCACGATTGCGATAATCGTATCGACCACGAATGGCAACATTTCGCCGATTTTTTCAACGGCGGTGGTAAGGATACCGCTCAAGCCCTCTGCCATACTATCAGCCGCACCCTCTGTGCCATTCAAGGCACCGGCAAGCCCCTCACCCATCAAAGAAACGAATGGGGTAATCGTGGTCAGTAAATCGGCTGCAAGGGTTTTCAATGTTGTCATAATCGGCTCAGCAATAGCACCAAGCTGAGCCATCGCATCGGTCAGCTTGGCTTCGGCTTCTGCCGCCTCCACGATGTCCTTGTTCATTTCCTTGTATTCCGCATTGGCTTCCATCAATCCGGATTCGGTGAGGAACTTCATTGCATAGGCTTGCTTTTCCGCCTCGGTTGTGCATCCAGCAAGACCTTCATTGAAAGCCTCAAGGTCACCGCCCGTTCTTTCGATGAGTTCGGCAAATGGACCGACAGCGACACCGGTCGCCAAACTTTCCTGCAATCCTTCTGCCATGCCCTCGAATTTAAGACCGGAGTATTTAGTGGCAGCACCGGCAAAGGCATCAGCGGCTTTTTCTATGTTGGCTGTGTCCATACCGGTAGCCATCAGCATATTCATGCCCTCAAGGGCTGCATCTGTATCTCCGGTAACAGCTCCAACCTCTTGGAGCTTGTTTTTCATCTTGTCAACAGCAACACCGGCTTTGTCCGCATTCTGCTTGAATCCTGCCATGTCCCGGCGGTAGTCCCTTGTGCTTTCTCCCAAAGAGAGGAACGCACCGACAGCCGCAACGCAAGCGGCACCGACAGCGGCAACAGCACCAACGGCAACACCGGCGGCGGCTTTTAACCCGCCCAGCTTACCACCAGCATCATCGGCAGCATCGCCCATGTCTTTCGTCTTTTTCTCGGTTTCCTCGGTTTCCTCGCTCAGCTTATCCATAGCCTTTTCGGTTTTGGAAAGTTCGCCTTTCAGCTTGTCAAGCTGTTTGCTCTCTTGGGTAATGGACTTATTGACAGAATCGGTAGCTCTGGCAATTTCCTCTGCCGTCTTGCCTTCCTTTTCCATTTTGGCAATGATGATTTCTTTTTGCTTTGCGAGGTTAGCTATCTTTCCCTGCTGGATGCCAATCTGCTTATTCAAAGACTCTTGCCTTGCCTCAAGACCTTCCTGGCTTTGCGTCCAATCATCCATGCCGGCGGCAGCTTCCCGGAACTCGGACTCGGATTCCCGGATAAGGCGGTTAGCCTGAGCAAGTCCGGCTTTCAGTTCAGTTATATCAATCGAAAAACTAGCACCTAAAGTTTCGTTCGCCATAGGCTCACCCCCTTAAAAATCCCAGAATCCATCGTCCCTTGCCGGGGCGGTACCCTGCTCTTTCTGCTGTGCATTTGCACCCAAATCGAGCAGATAATTTACAAGCATTATCATTTCATCCACATCCTGCTCGAACATTGCGAACGGTGTTGTGTTGTAATTTCCAGAAATAGTTATCGTTGTTTTCAGCAACTCCTCATAAACGCTACCGGGAGGGGTGGATGTTACTCCACCCCGATTGCGTTTTTTGAGTTGCCACCGATTTTGTTCGCCTTATTGATGAGCTGCTTGAAGGTGTTCATCACATCGTCAATATCAGCATTCTCCAAATCCTTGTCGGTAAGGTCGGGGAAGATTTTCTTGACGAAGCGGTTGATGGTATCAAACTGCTCTGCCGGGGATTTTTGGGAAAGGCTCTCCTGCACCTCAAGGGCTTGCAGGAACACACCCCAGCGCACCTTGTTCGTGGCAAAGGTCTTGATGATTTCATCATCCTTGCCGTAGATGTTCAACTCAAATTCCGCCATGATTGTTTCCTCCTATTAGGTAGTGGTCACTTTCTCCACGATGGTAGACAGGTTCTTAGGCGTGACAACCTGAGCCGTCCAGTTCTGGTCAGCTTTCAGCTTGGTGGTCTTGGTATCGATAACCACACGCTTCATGGGCTTCTTCTCGCCGCCAACATCGAACAGGTGGGTGGTCTGGATAGCGGAATAGGTGAGAGTCATGCCGTTGGTGTCGGTGCTCTCATCCTTAGTCTTGTCGGTCTGCTCAGGGATTGCGAAAGAACCCTTGAGGAACCAGAACAGTTCCTTAGTGCCGTCGGTGTTTTCGGTCTCACCGCCCAGAGCGAAATACTTCTCCTTGTATTCGCCGGTATCCAGAACAGCGCCGGTCTCGGGGTCCACATGCTTAGCGTTCAGCCGTGCGAGGTCAGCGGGACGCAGGGCAGCGCCGGTGATGGAAATCTCGGTAGCGCCCTCGGTGCCAGACTGATAGAACACCACATTGTCATAGAAAACGTTGGTCTTTTCGTTGGATGCGGCTCTGCTCATTTCACCCGCAGGGATGAGGTGGAACGGAGTGCCTACCTTGTAGCCGGTTTCGCTGTTGTCATCCAGTTCGATTTCTGCAGCGAACACATTGGAAAGACCACGCTTAAGGGTAAAGTTGCTCATTGTTTATACCTCCAAAAAATAGTATTCATTGACCCAGCCTGTGTGGGTAGGTTCATCGGATGGAGTGATGTACCCCTTGCCCTGCGGTATCCATCCAGCCGCTTTAAGGTCTGCATAAATCCGTTGGGGTACGGTGGAGAGCAATGCTGGGTTGCTCGTATAAAAGGCTACCGCAAACTGCCATTGAGTGCCGTAGGGGTTGCCATCGAAAAAATCTTGTTCTGGACTTCCGGTGAGCTGGAAAGTGATAAAGTTGTCCGGGTATGTTTCATTCTCTGCCATACTGCCGTGCAGAATGACAGGGTAGCCATACCTTTCCAGTAAACCTATGAGCTTATCAATCATCACTTCAACCCCTTCAATATTTCATCGAGTTTCTGCTTTTGGATTTTGCGGACTTTAGGAGCGCTCGCTTCTTTAGCCTTAGCAATAAAGCCAGTTCCCGTTACCGCACCTCTGTCCGTTCCAAGCGTTTTCCAGTTACCGCCCACGGAGGTGTGTTCGCCAGTATCTTTGACATTACGACGAATAGTACCATAGTTGCGAAAGACCGCCTTATAACCAGCGGATGGATTTTTGGGGTCATAGCTTCCCATCTTCCATCCGACCCTTGCGAAAAACCGGTTGCCACTCTTTCCTTTGCGCACTCCAATTTCGCTGGATATACTGGCAGGAACCCCGGCGGCATCGCAAGCCGCTTGCAATTCGGATTCGACAACCTTTGCACACTCTGTCAGTGTTTCATCTGCTGCCGCATCCACATCGCCCCCAGCTGCTTGGATTTCTTCAAGCATTTTTCCAAAGCCGTTTAGGTTCAGCTTAATACCGCTTGCCACGATTAAGCACCGCCCTTTACTCTGCGGATTTTGAACTTGAGGAACATATTCCGCATTTCGAGGTTTTCCGGTTCTCCGATGATGTCATAGACGGCACCATCGGAAAGCCTTGCCATTCTGCAGCCGGCAGTGATGTCCGGGCGATACCAGCATACAATCTGTGCGGTGTCCTCCACGATGTAAACATCATTGTTCATCCGCTCGGTGCCGCCGAAGGTCTTGAAGTTAACGAAAACAATATCGGGGACATCGGTAAACTCCTTAACGAGAACACCATTCACCCGCTTGCTCGTGGGTGTCTGCAAACGCATGGCGGTGGTCATTTGAGCCGCTTCTGTCGGTCTGTACATTACGCCTCACCCTTTTCCATAGAAAGCTGGACAATACGGAGTTCGGCAAAGGGACTGATTCTCACAGTCCCTCCGCCGTAGTTCCATGTGTCGGAAACTATTTGAAGGATGCAACCGACAGATGCCGGACTCGCAATGACGCTCTGTTTCACTCCAGCGCTCGCCATGAATGCCTTTGCTCCATCGATGTAGATTTGCAAGGTTTCATCTTGATAACTGGTTGTGATACCTAAGCCGGTTTTGACTTTCGCCAGAAGTTCGGCATCTGTCATTGTTTGTCACCCTTTCCGGAATTTTTAGCCTGCCTTAAATTAGGCAGTCACCTTGACGGTAACGAGAGAGCCACGGTCGATGCACTTGCCGTCGACAGCCTCGACAGCCTTAGTCTTGTGGTCCTCGTTGTCCCAATCCTTAGCATGGGAGATGCCCAGGTTGTAGTTGGTGTTCAGCACATAGTCGCTGAAGTCGTAGATGATGGCATCCACGGTCTGCTCTGCCATTGCAGCGGTGACAACGACCTCACGACCCAGCAGGTAGCGCTCGGGCTTGCCATCGATGCCGTAGTTCACACGGGCGATAGGCTGCTTCTGGCTATCCACCATGCCGATGAAAGCCATGAACTGCTTCTTGGTCATTGCCCACTTTGCGTTGGCTTCGTACTCTGCAGGCAGAGCAGCTTCGGCATCGCAAAGCAGCTTGTAGGACAGAGCGCCCTCGATAGCCTGACCCTCGGGAGCAGCAGCGTTCAGGATGCCGGTAGGCTTGCCAGAACCGTCACCGGAAATGATAGCCTGCTCCTTAGCACGCAGCATAGCCTCGCCGACCTGCTTCACGAACAGAGCCTCGAAAGCGGAAAGTGCCATAACGGACACTTCTTCGGTCATGCGGATTTCGCAGCGCAGCTTATGATGGGAGAAGGTAATCAGCGCACCGACACCCTTCTTCTGAGGAGTGCTGCCAGCACCTTCAGCCACCCAAGTAGCGGTAGGCTTCACGGCATCGGTGGGGATGGACACACCCACGGGATAGGCGGTATGGGTAACCAGGTTGTAGATGGTGCCCAGTTCCTCAAACTTCTCCAGAATCTTGTTGACCAGGTTCTCGGGAATAACCACGCCCACATCAGCGGTGCCGGTGGTATCACGCTTCTCCATCTTGCCGGTAGCCATATACTTCTGGAAAGCCTTACGGTATTCCACAGTAGCGGTGCCGGTCTCAGCGTCAGCCTTGCGGGTCTGCATGGTAGCGACAACGCTCAAGCCACGCTCAGCGGATGCGCCCTCGTCAGCAGCAGCAGGGTCGGCAGGCTCATCCACCTGTGCCAGCATTTCCTCACACTCGGTGATGTCCTCTTTCAGCGCCTTGAGAGTTTCGCCCAAAGCGGCACGGGTTTCCTTGTTCTCCTCGTCCACGATGCTCTGCATCAGCTCGTCGCGGCGAGCGGTCAGCTTGTTCAGCTTGTTAGTCAGCTTTTCCTTGATAGTCATTTTTACTTACCTCCGTAGTAGTAATACATGATGTTTTTGGGTTTACTGGTTTTGCTATTGTCCATAGCAGTTTTACGCCGCTCCCGCATTTTGTCCAATGCGGCACGGTCAATTTCCGTTGCCGTGTCCCCTCGGGCGTGTATATCAGTCGTAGCATAGGCGGGGAAATTTACCGCCGATACTTCGATAAGAGGGTCGATGCGTGTAATGAAACGCTTGGGATAATCGGTATCCTCATCCTCCCAGCGTTCCTCAGCGACACCGAACATGAACGACATCGCATTGATAACGCCATCCTCAATGGAAATGCAAAGGTCGTTCGCATCGGTGCGCTTTCTGTTGGGATTCGCAAGCATCTTGACTTGCTTATCCTCGATGGTCAAAGTCATGCCGCCCGGTTTATCGAGAGGAATGACCGTCCGGGCAATAGCCTTTTCGTCAATGTTGTGGTTCCAAAAGAACCGAACATCCTTGATGATGTCCTCGGAGATTGCACCCTTGCAGATGGTTTCTTGGAACCAGCCGCCGATGTCGGTGGGAGTATCAAAGACAATGGGAATGCCCTCAATCAATCCGGTCTGCTCATCGGCTCGGAACTCTGCCGGGTAGTTTCTTTTGATGTAATCCATTTTTTCACCCCTCGCTGTTATTCAGCTTGTTGTTGTTATTCTCGTCGAGCAGATTGTTATAGCCCTGTGCGATAACCTGACCTTGACCATCCGGAAGCGGTTCATAACCAAACAGTTCCCGGAACTCGTCTTTCATCAAATAGCCACCGGGTGCGGCAATCTGTGCGAAAGCGATTTTGTTTTCCATCGACATGAAGACGATGTTATTCGGATAGAAAATAATCTCATTGCCGTAGCTTTCCTCCCGGTCTGTGAAAATGCACCGGCTAACCGCCTGACCCAAAGCTGTGATATCTGGTTCGAGGGCGTGTTCGTAAAATGCCTCTTTCTGTCCCTTCGTGTAGTCGCCGTTCAAAATCGGCAAGCTGACACCGGTATTCCGTAAGATGCTTTGGTGGAAGAATTTAATGGTCTCCGCATCCACCAGTTTGACATCCCGGGGAATGTGGATGTACTCATTCTTTAGGTCAGTAAACAAGATGCCGCTCTCGTTCCTTGCGAGCTTGCCTTCGAACTCCTCTCTTGCCGCTTCTGTCTTTTCGTCTGCGAGATAGGAATTGTATTTCACAACGCCGTTTATCTTGCAAGATACATCGAGCGCCTTTGCGATACCTTGTACGAGCTTGTCATACTCCCGGAGGGATTTCAGCAATCCCCGGTTGTCATCGCCACCGAACATACCGCCGCCGAAGTAGTCATTTACACCGAAATCCTTTCGCCAATGGATGACCTCGGATACCGGGAGTGTTACGGAATAGCCGTTGGCAAACTCCAACATGATGAAATAGCGGTTGCTCTTATCCACGAGGTAGGTCACAGCCGACGGCTTCAGCGGATAAATGCCGGTGTAAATCTTTTCTCTGCCCTGCGAGATGTAATACTGCGGATAGATGTACACATTCTTGTTCAACTCCAGCAGTATCGAGATTTTTTCGAGCAGGTCAGCCGTGGACATATACTCATTGGGGCGGCGGAGGCACCGGGCAATGCTGCTGTCCGTCTTTACTGTCTTCCGACCATCCTTCAGCACGATATGCCGAGGCTTCAGCTTCTTAAATTCGTTTGCTTTGCACCGGATTGCCTGCACAATAAGGTCGGATGCATACACATCGTCTCCAAAATCGGAATAGAACGGAACACCGCCGCTCATTGTTGGGGCATATACATACCCTTTCGGGATGCGTGCCGGTGCTTTCGGTTTCAGAAAATCAAAAAATCCCATTTTTTCACCCTCTCGTTATTTGACATACCTTGCAAATTCGCTACGGAATCGGGTATATGTTGCATACAGAATTATGAGCGTCACCGCTCCGTCAATTCGGCGGTTTGGCTGACCCGGTATCTTCACGCAGAACACTCTGCCGAAATTGTCCACCTCCATCGAGGCGTTGCCCAGGCACCATGCGTCCATAGGATTGTTGCCGTAGTTGATAAGGCGGCTCTTGAGGTCTGCTTCGACCAATTTCATCGGCGAAGACATGACATCTTTGTTCTGCTGAATCAGCTCGGTGTCAATGCCGTATTCCTCCATGCGGTTGAGGAAATCTTTTGAGAACTTCACATCGTATCCGCACTTGAAAACCTTGATGCCGTACTTCTTTTTGAGGCTTGCCAGCCAATCAGCGACCATTGAAAGGTCGTTATCGTTGCCGGGGCAGACCGTCAGCAGACCAGCCTTTGCCCAATCCTTGTATTTTGCACCGGCTTGACGGTCATCGGACAGTTGCAGCTTGCTCTCCGGTATCCAGTAATGCGAATACACATATTTTGTGGAATCGCCCGGTCGCATGAGTAGGATTTTCGCATTCGTGAGGTCGGTTGTTTCCGCAAGGTCACATGCCGCCAAGCAGAAGCATCCACGGAACTGCTCCAAATCGGTAACCTCTTGCGTGTATGCGTAATCCTCTTGCATGAGCCAGCTCTCGGCGGTGTTCATTTTGATGTTGAAATCCTTACAAAGGGTGAAAACCCGCTCCGCCTTGTCGATTCTGGACTTGTTCAGCCGCTCCCGGAGGTAGTCGTATTTCTTAATCACGCCCACCGTGGGATTGCTCTTCATCCAAGTGCTTTCATCTTGCCAAATCTCTTGCTCACTGTCTTGGGTATAGAGCCAAATGAGAATGGTGTCATCCTCATATTCGCCGTTCAGCACTTTCCGTGCATATCTCAGCTCCTCATCCAATGCACCCTCATTCGTGAAGCCCTCGGTGGTGATGATTATCCGCTTCGGGTTATCCTTTAGGGATTGCGACTGGTCGATGCTATTGATAATAGTCTTTTCTTTCATTTCGTGGACTTCATCGATGATGGCGAAATCGATGTTGCGACCCTCTTTGTTCCGGGTCTTGTCCGACAGCTTGAAAACCTTCGAGCCGGTCTTCTTGTTCTTGATGAACGATAGGTTTTTGTGGGTGCGTTTTCCCTTTGGGTCAAACAACTCACGCATTGTATTGATGCCATCGAACAGGATGTTAGCCTGCGAGTCATCGTTGGAGCTACATACAATGTCGCTACCGGGATTGCCAAGCATCAGCTCGGTAAATGCCAAGCCGTTGCAGGTTTCGCTCTTGGTATTCTTTCGACCAATCAGCAGAATGGAGCGCTTGAATCTGTCAAACCCTGTCTCAGCAATCTTGAACGAGTACAGGCATTCGATAAAGGCTTTCTGCCAAAGCATGAGCAGCATCGGCTTTCCGTAAAACGGCGATTTCGTCAGCTTGACGAATCTCTCCATGAACTCTATGCGGCGGTATGCATCCCGGGTGTCGTAAATATACCGAGGGTCTTTCATGTCCTCGATATATGTATCCAGAGCGGTTATCAGCTCGCGCCCCGCCACGATATTACCCTTGCGAATTTCCTCTCGGTATTGTTCGAGGTAAGTCATTCGCTCTCACCCTTTAGCCACTTGTCGAACTCGTCCTCGTCCTCCTGGGTAAAGCGGCTCAGCGTGGTTTGGATAACCTTGATGGCATTAAGATATGCCTGCATGGTTTCCTTGTACTGCTTACCGGCGGCGGTTATCTGCTGCATTGCCGGGTCTTTCTTCGATACTCGGATATGGGGCATCGCTCTCAATGCGGTTAGCCGCTCTTCCATGAAGATGATGTCGGTCAAAAGAGGTTCAACGACAGCCGCCTTGTCTGCATCGACCTTTGAAACAATCTCTTTCAACTGTTCGTATCGTGTCATTGTCAAACCCCCTTTTCAAAATGGCGAAGTAATTTATAGAATTAACGGAATGGGTGCTCCTTTTCACAAGTTCGGCTAAAACTTTTTAGAAAATCTCAATTTTTCGGTTTCTGCGGAAATTGAG